TCGGCGAAGAACTCGTCGGAGATCTCCTGTTCGATCCCGAGCGCCTCGAGCGGCGGTACGAAGGTGTAGCGATAGCCGATGAGCAGCTTGCCGGCCTTCAGCTGGTCGACCGGGTTCTTGGCCCCGTCGAACAGCGCGACGGCACCGAGAATGCGGCCGGCGCGCTTTTCCTGACGAAACTTCTCGTTGATCTGCTCGACGATGTCCTTCGCCAGGCTGGGCAGCAGCAGCTTGTCCATCGCCCACACCAGCCCGAGCGCCACGGTGTCAGCGAGGATCTGCGCGGTGCGACACGCACTTTCGAAGACGAAGTCACTTTCCGGGGCGGCGCACGTGCGGTTGCCCCAGAATCGTAACTCGCCAGCAATTCGTACGACGGTCACCAGCTCGGACGCGTTCAACACATTGGCGTCGCAGTCCGCGTCCTGAATGTCGAACGTGACATCAGCCGCCAGGCCGTCGACGTCGGGAAGCGCCACGTTGGACAGCGTCTTGTGCCAGCCCTGCGTCTGGTCGATCGCGGCGCGTGCGCCCATCGCGACGGCCGCGACCGGTACCCCGATGCTTGCCCCGTCCGCGCCGTAGGGTGCGGTCACGCTGGGCCAGAGCAACGTTAGCTCACGCGCGTCGGGGAACAGCGCACGGTGTGCGATGGCCTCACCGCGATCGTCGCCGATCGCCTTGGCGTAGACGCGGGCACGCAGGCGCTTGGCGACAGTTACGAGCGCCTGCGTCACCAGTTCGCTCTCCAGACCGGGTGCGCCGATGATCCGGGGATGCAGGTTGAGTTGCGCGGGCGCGGTTAGCAGCGCCTGCATGCCGGTCTTTACGCCTGCGACGTCGGTACCGATGACGGCAGTAGCGGTATCGACGGGCGTTGCTCCAGGTGTGACACGCACCACGACGATCGGCGCAGTTACCTGGCCGGCGATGGCGACTAGGGCCGCGCGGAGTGTGCCAGTCGCGCCGGCCTTCTCGATTGCGTCGTCGAGGTTGGTCACCTGGATGGCCGTGTCGAGAGGGAATGCACCGGCAACGGCGTCGGGGGCGGTGGCGATCAGGCCGATGACGGCGGTGGCGACGGTCGCGATCGAGCGGGTCGATTTCTTGACCTCGGTGACGTTAATCCCGTGGAGGAAGCTCATATGCGGACCTTTCAGGCGAGCGCCGACAGGGCGCGGACGGTGGATGAGACGGAAAACGCAGGGGCGTTGGTGGCGTCGGTACGACGGCCGGTGACGGTGATGACGGCGTCCTGCGGGAGTTTTCCGGGCGAAAGCACGACACGGGATATGCGCGCGCGGCCTTCCTGCCGGAGCAGAGCCAGTGCAGCAGCGGCGAAGATCCGCATCCGGCCGAGTTCATTATTGGGCTGATCGAGCAGCTGGGGGACGAGCGATCCGTACTCGCGCCGACAAAGGCGCGTGCCGAGGGGCGTTCCGAGAATGTCCGCGATCGACTGTTCCAGGTGGTCAGCACCCGCCATCGGCTTGCCTGTGACGCGGTTCATGCCGATCATTGCGGCTTGCCCGACAGCCCGCCGCCCGCCTGGACGCCGAGGTGTACGTGGTTCGTCAAGCTCTTGCCCGCGCCGACGACGTCGGTGTCGGCGCTAATGGTGCCGGTAGAGCGGATGTCGCCGTCGACCGTGAGGTTGCCCTTTAACGACAGCCCCCCATCCGCATCGATCCGCACCGATGCGCCGGCGGGAAGAATGGCGGTCAAGGCATGGGAGGCCGGATCGTAACCGATCCGTGCACCGTCCGCATATTCGGTGAGCGTCGATGTGTCGTTCGCCGGATGGGGATGTGTATCGCTCGACAAACTGCCGATAATGATTCCGCGTGCGGTGTCCGCCTCGGGTGCGAGAACAACGACCTGTTCACCGATCGCAGGGGGCGACCAGGTCCGCGTGGACCCGGCACGGCCTTCAAGCCACGGAATATCGCCGGTCGTTAGTTCGTCGGCAAATTCTACGCGCGCCGTCCCAGTAACGTGGTCGACCGATACGACCACGCCTTCACGCGCGAGATCGCCAATGAGGCGCTGGATATCGGCAGGTTCGGCCATAGCGGCGACCATGCGCGGGATGATTTTGGAGGCGAGCCCCCGCTCTTGTAGAAACACATTCTACAAGAGCGGAGTTATTACAATCGGCTCAGCTGCTGATCTCAAGCTCGTCAGTATCGCTTGCCTCCTGGGCAAGAAAGGTGACGACGAAGCTTTGCATGTAAACGTCATATTCGGCGCGGATCACAGCTTCCGCATCCGGATCACTAGCTAGCCGCAGGCTCATATCGACGAGCTTGGCGCATGCAGGATCGGGCTTACCGGGGATGCAAGCGACCCGGCGCGCCTGCTTGAGCTGGCTTTCGAGGTCCATGCCATCGACGAGCGGCGCAATCGTCGAGTTGCCCATGGCAGCGGCAAGAGCGGCGCGTGCCTCAACACCGTGATCACGCGCAATTTGCGAAACATCCGTCATAGCCACCTCAATTAAACATCGTCGTGAAGACAACCACAGATCCGGTATCGACCTTCATCCGGAGGTCGTTGCCGACGACCTCTAACGAGATCGCCTTGCCGGTATTGTTGAACGGATTGCCGAGGTTTTGAACGACGCCACCCTGCCATTCCTTGTTGAGACGGAACTGTCCGCCCCCAACCGGATCATAGCCCGAAACGACGCACTGCCCGCCAAGCCCTGTTGCCGATGTCGCGATCGTGACGAGCGCGGTATTGCCGACCACGATATTGTCCGCCGACATGAAGCCGGCGGTAGCTGCGATGCCGCCCCTGTTCTGGATCGTCATCCCGGCAAGGCCGTTGTCGGAAGCGCCATTCAATTGGCGGCGTCCACCGAGGTACGTATCGTGATGCGCGCCGTCCATGAATGTGGCCAGACCGGTGCCGTCAACGAGGTTGCCCTCGTTCTTGGTGATCCGCGCGCCATTGTTTACCTGCCGCATGCCCGGCGTTACCAGGTTGAAGACATTCTCCTTGAACGACAGCGTCCCGTTTTCAATCGTGGCGAAGAAGGCGGGATTGGGATTGGTCATGACGCAGGCGCAATGCTCGAACGATGCCGAGGACTCAGCGGCAGTACCTGGATAGTTGGACAGAGCCACGAGCGCTTCAGCGTTCACGCCTTCGAACCATGTTCTGATGAATTTGATCTGCGTCAGGTTGTAGCCACGGAGCGCAGCAGTGTTTAGCGCTTCGAAGTCCGAGTCCTCGATTGTCCACAACGTGCCATAAGACGCGACGATTACCCCCTGGCCGCCGTATGCACTGAAGAACTGCGAGTCCGAGATTTTATTGATGTTCTGGCGGTTCGTCTGCCCGTACGAGCCGGCGAGAGCGAGGATTGCAGTGTGCGAGCCGTTGACCGGGGAGCCGGAATAGCCGTCCCTGATCTTGTTCCAGTTCGTGAAGATGAACAGCCCCTTGAAGCTGGCCGCCAGCGACAAATGCATCTCAAGGTTGATGAACTCGAAATACGCCGAATAGTATGTATCGGTTGACTGAGCGTAGAAGCTGGCCCCCAGCACGCCCGGCGATGCCGAACAGGCGAGGTTTTCGAACGTGACGTCAGACACGATACCACCCACGTCATTGTAAAATGCGGAGGCGTTCGTCTGGTTGACCCAGAGAATGGGACCATTACTAATCCCTTTCTTCTCCCCGCGGATGTGCATTCCCTTGACGACACGGATATTGGCTACTGAGTAGCCTGCGGCAGTCCAAGGCATGAATACCGTTTTGCCTGTCGCGATCGCTGCGTTGAACGCTGCGGTATCGTCGGTGATGCCGTCGCCTTTGGCACCGAAGTCTTTGACGGACGCGACTTCACGGTTCTTGTCCTGCGTGCCACGAACGACCGCCCCATCGCCGGCTTGCCGGAACAGAACGGAGTTCGCATCGGGCAGCACCCATGCGCCGCGGTTGATCGGAACGTGGTCGGATGCGATGACGTCGTTGCGGCCGGTGAAGTTGCCACCCATCCACGTATAGGTCGCACCTGTCAGCCCGGAGCCCTCGGCCGGGGCGAGGATGGCCGATCCATTGGTGATGTCCGATGCGGCGATCTCGACAATCGTGCCGTAGGTGGCATTGGCGCGGCCGGTGTCGCCCTTATCGCCACGGTACCAATATTGCAGGTACGGAGTGAGAAGGTTGCGGAACGCGGACATCGTAATGCGCTTGGTGACCAGGCCCTGTACGATCGGCAGATGTTCGTCGCCAGTCAGCTGGTCGGCGATCTCAAGAGCGGTAATTTTGGCCATGATTCAGCGTCCCCACGCGCGCCAGCGGAAGCCGCCGGACTCGCTCAATGCGGAATTATGATTCTGCGCGAACAGCGCGGCATGATCGGGGAAAAGCCCGACCTCCTGCACGCTTGTCAGTCCCATATCGGTCTGATTAAGGTTGCGCGTCATCGTAAAAATCCCGGTGCATTCGTTGGGAAAAGGCGTTGGGAAATTGAACGTGAAAGCGCCTTCGCTCGGGCGTCCGTAGTCGGCGATGCCCCACTGCTCGATCGTCCCGTCAGACAGCGCACGGTATCCTGCTCGGCTTTCGACGACGTAGAGCATGCGGGCGTCGGCGAGCGCCAAGGGGGTCACGGCAAGGTTCGATGCGCCACCCGCGCGAACGTCGGCACCACTGGCGGCAGCGACGGTCAGCGTCCGATTGGCATCGTTGCGACCACCGCCAGTTACCAGTCCGCTGCCATAGACCGTGCGGGCAGCCAGCCCGTCGAGCGCTTGGCCGATTGAAGCGACGACGGCGGCGATGCGTTGATCGACAGCGACGGAGAATGTCGCGATGGCGGAAGCGATCGAGGCTCGCATAACCGAGACCGGTGGGACGCGCCGCGTGTCGGTCCCTGCATCCGCCTCGACCTGGGTTGCCAGTTCGACGACACCTTTGACGGCTGTGGTCGCCGGGGGATTGAGGAAATCGGTGTTGCCAAAGCGCAGCTCGGACACGTCGCCGGTCGGGAACGCGATATCGATTGCAGCAAGGAAGGTAGCGCGCGGGGACTTTTCGAACAGGCGATCAGCCTGCGCATACGTGGCAAACAGCGTGCCATCGGCGAGGAAGAGGCCGAAGCCGCGCGCGGTATAGCCGTCGGCGCTGTCATCGCGGATCGTCATGTGAACGATGTTGTCGCCGACCTGCTTACCCGAGATGCTGGCGAGCCGCTTGAACTCGCCGGGCAGCGCTTCGAGCGTTGGCGCAGAGACGAACGGCGCATCGGTCAGCCCGACCTGCGCGATGCCGAGGTTGATATCGGCGTCGAGCTGCGCGGCGGTGAAGCGAGCCTGCCCCGCCCGCGTAATCATGAGGGTGAGACTGGTCATTGGGCAGTGTCCAAGAGCGTGCCGGTTTCGGCCTGGAGTGGTTCGCCCTGTTCGGTGGTCAGGTAGAAATCCCACCGGGGCGATTCGTCGATCAGCAGATCTGCGTCGTCACGGGTGTAGCCTGCGAGGCGGACCTCCCCCTGCATCCCGACGCCGGCCGACAAGGTCAGCGACTGGACGACGGTCAGATGCTCGCGCAGCGGCTTTACCGCGGTGACCTGGGCGATGATGTCGTCGACGATCGCCGCGTTCGCGCGCGCGCCGCCCGGCGCGCCTGGCGCGGTCACAAGGGGAAGGTCGACTTCGAACGTGTGCGGAGCGAGCCGTTGCGGATCTTCCGCCGCTTCGATCACGCGGGCGAGACCGTCGACGCGGGCGAGGACATGCTCGACCGATGCACGCGTGCCCTTGATCTTGTGCTGCGCGATCGATTCCGCGACCGTGCGGCGCTTCATCGCCTCCGACCACGTCGTTTCCCAGAAATCGACGGACAGCCCATAAGCCAGCCAGGGAAGCGCGTCGGCCGCAATCTTGAGCGGGTCGACCAGTGTGTCAATCGACGCGGTAACGTCGCTGATGCGCGCCGCGCCAGCTTCCAGCGCGCGTTCCAGCTTGGTAGCGTTGGGGGGAAGCAGGGTCATGCTGCGTATCCGCCGTGCGTAATGATGATGTCGAAGCACCAGGCGGCCTGCGTCGGGTCGCAAGCCACATCTGCGGCCGGCGCATCGAGATCGACGCGGTGAACACCGGCAGCGGTCAGCGCCGCGATAATGCCGCTGCGCGTGATCGTGCGCGCCAGCTTGCGGTTGTCGGCAAGATAGGTGTCGAGCGCCGTGCGCGACGCCGTCAGCACGACGGAGATGTCGGGACCGGCAAAAGTAACGAGCGAGGCGGCTACATTGAACCGGACGATCCGCGCGCTGGCGGTGGCAACGTCATCTCCAAGCGGGCGGATCGCTTTGTCGGTGACGATTGCGTCGACAGCAGCCAGTAAGATCGGCG